CCAGGCGCATTCCTTCGGATGCCATGTGCGGAACAGGAAATGCGTGCGATCCGGGCTTTCCTCCACCGAGAGAACGGGATTCCCGAACGCCACCCAATCGTGATCCGCTTCATTGGTGGCGCGGACGAAATTCGCCCGGCGATCATAGACCAGCCGGCGGAAATGATTGGTCGCATACTCCAGCCACCGGGCATTTGCCGGGTCTTCGTCCACTTCATCGAGGCCCGTCTTGACCTCGAACCAATCTCCCTGACGAAGCAGCGCGCCAATCGTGTTGCCGAGCGTTTCCCGCGCCTGGACCGGATAGGAATCCATCAGGTCCGTGCCGAAGTCATCCCCGAGAGAGAATGATTGCGTGAAATCAGACCGCATCGGATAGAATTGCTCAGCAATCTCCTGGTTGAGCGAGTTCCACTGCTCCTTTTGCGCAAAGAGCCTCGAACCGATGCTGACCAATTCCTTGGCGCGGCTGTCCATTAGCCGGCGGAACCCAGCAGCGAGTTCGAATAGCTCGTGGTGCCGGCATCGCCCGTGCGGCGAGACAGCATCGTGGATGCGCGGCCCGAACGCGAGGCGATCTGCTGGCGCTGGCGGAGATCGGCTGCCCTTGCTTGTGCATCGTCCGGAACTGGCATCGGCGTGGGATCGGCCGGCTTTTGTTTCTTGCCAAAGAGAAAGCTCATTGCGCTCTCCGTTTCTTCATGTTCGGGTAGCCAAGGTTCACTATTGGCCGGCCAGATGGATTGTTGTTGATGCGAATGCGCGCCGAAACTGAGCTTTCGCCCTCAGACCAGGCCATCGTCACCGCGTCTCCCTTGTCGGGAGAGCGACCGAGACGTTTGCGAATGTCTTCCTTGGCCTCGATTTGGATGCCCGAGCTTGTTAATTTCCAGCGCGGCGTTGTCAGATCTGACAAAAGTTCAGGGTCAGGAGGCAACGCAACAGGTTCCCCAAGCCCCGGCTCAAGAGCCTCGCGGAATTTCCACCAGACCTCAGCCCGTTTGTTGCTGAATGACAACTTTCCGTCGCGAGAGCGCTTGCCGGCTTTGTTGGCTCCATTGTGGCCGTAAACCGTTAGCCCCTGGACATTGTTTTTCAGGTGCGAATAGACGCCGGAACCGTAACCGCCGCCCATGTCGATGATAATCGGGCATCCATTTCGCATTAGCATTAGCAAGCGAGACGCGATGTCGAGAGGGTCAGGTGTAGATTTGCCAGCCTCTGAAATTACTTCGTCAAACCAGTGGCCATGGCGCCTTGCATACGTCGTGCTGTCTCCGCCGCCCAAGGCTACATCGGCCGCGATAACTGACATGCCGACACCGTCCGGTGCCTTGGCTGTCCACCTCGCCATGGCTGTGCGAACCCATTCGGTCGGAATGACCTGATATTGGTCGTCTTGCCGCGACAACATAAAGTTGCCGTCACGAATTGCAGACCGAAGTGGCTCCGGCAGCGCGTCGAGCTGCGCTCCATAATTGGTGTTCACTAGGAACGGATTATCGCTCAATGCAGCCGGAATGAATGACCTTGAAAGCGGCACTGTGGAGTTCTTCTCTCCCGGAAACTGGACCGGCTCTGGTCCGTCCACTTCCATATCAGAGCCGTCTGGAGCGGTTACATACCAACGAAGCTCGCCGGGCTTCGCAGGGTTTGGATGAGTGATGTCCAACCACGGCCGGAACATCTTGATAATGAAATCGCCCTCCGCTGAGAGCGGCGGATTGGTCGCAAGTAGCGCCCGCGTGCGTTGGCCCTCAACGGTCGAACGAAGCCAGCCAAGATGGAATCGTATCTGCGCCTCAAGGAACTGGCACGCCTCGTCGAACACCTTCAGATCGAACGGTTGGCCCTGCCAACTCTGCTCATCTCCAAGCATCCGGTTGGCACCGAAGCGAATGAGGCGGCCATCCGTTGTTGTCAGCTTAGGTGGAGGCGACCCGTTGAACCCGTCCCTTGTCCCATTGATCTCCAAAGCGCGTTCGATCAGGGATGCGAGATCGGTGTATTGCCTTCTTAGGATCAATGATCGTTGGTGCGCCGTGAAGGCGAGCCCAAGCCCGAGATCGGTCTTGCCGCCACCACCCTGCCCGCCGTAGAGGAGGATATCGGCCAGCGAGAAATAGGCCGCCGTCTGGGGACCAACCGATGCTATCCAAGCGAGGCTTGTTGTCGCCGCTATCAGATCTTCGGCATGCTTTTGCGCATCTGGCGGCAATTTCGCCAGCGAGGCTATCAAGCTGTCCAGGCTATGCATTGGCCGCCCTAGCGAGAGCGAATGCCAATCGGCGGGCCTTCTCCATATCCGTCATGTCGGCTACTTCGATCGGGCCACCGTCCTTGCCTGTGTGTTCCGACTTATCCGCCAAGCCCAAATCACGAGCAATGATGTTGGGGTTCAGCAGGTCCGCCGATGCGCCTTCGAACTTCTGCGTGCGAATGATGTCTTCCACGCACGTTGTGATTGGCAGAAAATCTTGCCGCTCCCGATACTCATCCCATGTGCGGCGGCTGATATCGAGGAAGATGCACAGACCCATGATTGTCATGGCGCGCATCTTCGCAATGGGTTCGTGGGTGTTCACGCCCTGGAAGGACGTTACCTTGTCCTCATAGAGCGGGTTTGCCTCCACCCATTCGAAGTACTCGCTCGCAGCAGCCCACAGATCCTCGGGAGATTCGAAGATCGGCTTGCGCCCGTGGGAGCTGCGAGCTTTCCAGAAGCTATTACCCTTTGGTGCAGACAAGCTTGTTGCCTCCAAGCTCAGTCATTAGGCGTTGGTGACAGTGCCGCCGCCGATGACACGGCCATTCGGCAGGCGAACCGCGAGATAGCCGGCAGCGGTGCCGGTATCGAGATAGCTGCCTGCCCAGGCGCCGGCCGTGCTGGTGATGCAGGCAAAGACCTTCTTGGCGACGATGGCCAGGAGCTTGCCCGTCGCGCCCTGCTGAACGCCAGTCGAGCCGCCGGCAGCAACGAAGTCGGTCATCGCCGAACTCGAATACATGATGATCTCGAAATTCTCGGCGTAGTCGATGGCCTGGCCGTGGGCATCCTTCAACTGGATGGTGATGTCGCGAGTGTCGCCGGTCGTGGCTCCCTCTGCGCTGATCGAGATGGTCGCATCGACGGCGGGCTGCGAGAGATTAATACCATTGGTGGCGATCTGACCGTACGCGCCGAGACCAAGGCGCTTGCCGAGAATGGATTTGAAACCGCGAGGCTGAGTGGTCATTGTCGATTGTCCTTTGCTGATTGACCAACGAGAAAAGCCCGCACGAAGCGGGCCAGGCTAACCGCTCTTTGGCGGGATCTTCAGGATTTCAGATCGGCGGGAATGACGGCCCACTCGATTGCGCCAGAATGCGCCGTCACGTTGAGTCGGATCGTGGTCATTGCTGGCGATTCCCAGACGTTGGAATAGTCAGCGGTGATGCCCGTCACGACCTTGATCCAGTTGCCGGAAGGCATCTTCTCCTCGATGTCCACGGAGCCGGTGCCGAAGTCCATCTTGATTGCGAAACGATAGTTCGGCCCGACCGCAGTCAGGGCGCCAGTACCGCTTGTGGTTCCTGTTGCCATTTATGGCGCTCCTGGTTGGAGTCCTTTTGAGGGGAGGTTGCCGGGGATAGTGGAATGAATTTAGGCCCAACCTTGAGCTTGCATCGCGGCAAACATCGCATCAGCCAGGATCTGCTCACCCGTCGCGTTGAGATGGGCGTTGCTGACAGCAACATGCCATGCCGTATCATCGCCTTGGGTGTACGTTCCGGCGACGATCAAGGCCCGCATATAGGCATAGAGATCGACATAGACGGCGCCCAGCGCTGTCGCCGCCGCTTGCTCCAGCGCCCTTAACGCCAAGCCGCCTGCACTCTGAGCGCTTGTCGTGTCTCCGAGCCCGCTGGCGAAATTGTAGTAGTGCAGGCCGGGAATGAGGATACGATTGCAACCGAGCGCTTGGATGGACTGTCCGATCTTGACCAGGTTGTCGGTCGTGCGGAGAGCCACCGCCTGTCCAGTCGAGGGGGTGAAGCCGAGTGGCGCTGTCACGGTGATACGATCAGTCGCGACGGAGAGGACCTCTGCGTTTACCCCGTTGACTGTGATAAGGGCGCCCGCGCTGTACCTCGCCCCGAATGTGCTCGCCACGGTGAAGGCCGTAGTAGTGGGGGCTGGCGATGCCTGTACGGTAGTCGCGCCGCTGTTGTCGTTAGTGCCACCGTAGATGACCGCAAAGTCGGGCTTGCCAGGCGCCGTGATGGCAGCAAGCCGACCCACCATGTTGCCGGTGGTGTTCCCGCTGATGCCGAAGTTGAGTGCTATTTTCGCGTCACTGAGAGCAGCCGCCACCCGCCTTGGATAGAACTGCGCTTCGGTAACCCCATAGTCGATGTTGTAGGTGTAGCTGTCGCCGATTGCGGTAAGGAACCCTGCGGCCCCAAACTTGGCGCGCTGCCAGTTGTTTAGAGATACGACTTCTGTGTCCGAAAGAGACCGGGTGACCGCCAATGACCCATAATATCTGCCGCCAGCGTAGTTCCCGGTCGTTGTCCGAACCAGGGCGCCGAGGGCAAACACATTCAGCATGCCGAGGCTGGTAATGCTCCCGGAGCCAGTGTTGACCACCAGATCCCTGTAGACAGTCGGGCCGGCAGAGCGAGCAATATAGACATGCGGATCAGCGGGGACACCCTGCGATGTGGAAATAGCATCGGCATTGCCCATGCCGCCCATGCAGATGAACTCGCCCATGCCAACCGTGTTCTGGAGGCGGAACCCGCCCCAGTTCGCGGAGTTCGTGGTGTCGCCAAGACCCAACAGAAACTCATTGGCAGCCGGCGTGGTGAGCGTATTGAACGCGACGGAAAGACTGAGCGCCGTTCCCGACCAGCCAGAAATTGCCGCCGTGAACGTAGTGGCTCCGTCCGCCGTCAGGTAGTAGCCGCCAAGCGCATCTTGCGCCAATACCCAGCCGGTCGAGTTGGTGACATGGACACCATTGCCCGATTTGTCGTTGATGCGCTTGACCGTCTGCCCAACTGCGGTGACAGCCGTCGTACCGGCCGTGTCCTGCTTTAGGGTCGAGAAGTCCGATACGTCATGCCATGCACCCTTCTCGCCATTGGCAAAGAGTGACAGAGGGCTGAACGTATCGCCCCACTTCCCAACCAGCGGGCTGTAGATCGGCGACCGTATGGGGCTATGGATCGGAGAGCGTATTAGCGTCATCCGAAATCCTCGATCTGATCGGCCAGCTCGCGAAGGAATTTCACAACGGCCGGCAGCGGCATTGAGTGCGCAGCAAGATTAGCGCCACAGGTGATGAACTGCCTCGCCTGCTCAGCCAGGAACAGCGCTGTTTCCTTCTCGGCTATTTCTGTGATGGCGCGAGGTTCAGGCACCGTTGCCCTCGGTAAGCGATTCCACGTCATCAACTATCTGCTTGATGTTAGTGACGGTGTAAGGCTCCTCGCGTTCAGTGAGATCTCCGAACAGCGTCACCGCATCGGCAACGGCAGAAACAGGCAGCCTCACCACATCGACAACCGTCTCCATGCCTTTTGCAATGAAGCTGAGCATTCGCACTCCTGAAGGCTTTGCAGGCGGCTTCACTCTTGGTGTCAGCGCTTATCCCGTTAAGCGATGCCTATTGAGGCGACGCCCGGAGGCTCTGCAAATGAGAAGAGCCCAGCGGGGCGCATCGTTGAGAGGCGGCCGGGCTACGTTCCTGAATTTTGGCAAATAGATGGTGAGCGCTGGGAAGGTGAATTTCCCGCTGATGAGCCGTGACGTGTCCCTGCCGCCCAAATCACCTGTAGAAAATATATACGAAGGAAATTTCTATTGCAAGTCCGGTTTTGGGTCAACGATCCGAGAGCGGCCCACGCTTGAGGTTCAAGAATGCGCGCGACGCGCTCAACCATCTCGGTCACCGCTCTTCTCCTATGGTGCTAACTTCCACCGGCACTATCCGCCACCCTATGCCTTCGAGTTTCGCTTTGAATTCGTCTAAGTCGTACCCCAGCACATGAGCCAGAACGCCCCACGCAAACTCCTCATCGTAGCCAGTGAATGGGGCCAACTCGCCCTCGGGGTCGATAAGTCCATAAGCCTGCGTCTTCATTCCGCCGCCTCCAAGAGCCTGACCCCATCGTAAGGGATGGAGATTTCTTCCACCTCGCCTGTCCTAAGGTTGGCCATCACAGCTTTGACGTGCTGGCTGTCTTCCCAGCCCAACAATGTCGCCTCATGGCCAACTCCCCTCCCCCAGAGTATTTTGATGTTCTGCCCCACATTGAGTTTTCGCTTAGCGGCGGCTACGGCCTTTTGCGCGGTCTTGTTCAGGGAAGCGCGCTCTGCCGAATTGCGAACCGCAACCTCTTTGTCGGCCTTCGATTGGTTCGCTGCCTCGATTGTTCGCAGCTTCATGATATCGAAGATTGGAATCTCCATAGGCCGCCGCTCGATCCCATTCACTGAAACCAGCACGCCGGCAACTCCGGGTACTTTGCGCAAGGCGTCGCCATTCAGTTCTTCCTCTTGCGTGCCATCGGATCTTATCCTGCGGCCGACGATGAACATCCAACCAGGCAGGAGCGCAAACCTGCGCACCTCGTAAACGCCGGTTTTCCGGCGATTCCGCACCACTTTGTATTCCGCCGGCATGTAATGCTGGTAGCCTGCCCTGGAGAGCGCCCGTTCCACGGCGGAAACATTCTTGCTCAGGCTCGGAACAATGCGATAGCCCTTACCTAGAGGGCGCCCATCCGCACCCAGAGCCGTGGTCTCCACAGCGTATTCTCTCTGCGGCTGCTGTGCGCCGGCTTTTGTGCGGATCGCGTACCAGGTCATTGCGCGTCCCCTCTGGTTGTTGCCTTCATGGTGTCTCCGCTTTCGCCGCGTCGCGCCGCTTGACATACCGGGCCCGCGTCTTGCTGATATCGTAGCCGACAACCTTGGGCGCGCCCGTTGCCTCTGAATAGCTGGCAGTGAGATGTGTGACCGATGTGTGATCGCGATTGAACCACCTACCGAGAATGATGCACGACATCGAAGGCTTGGTGGCTTTGACGCGATAGATGGCTTCGCGCCGTGCGTCGACTATGGCCTTGAAGCGTCGCCGGCCTGCTATGTCGCTAGGGCAGATGGCGTGTTTGTCGGAAACCTCCGAAACGATCTTTGCTGCCCAATCCGGCATTCCCCACCGACGAAACTGGCGAAGCCCGTCAGCCCGTCTTTGTTCGATAACTGAAAGGCGGATGCGCTCGGCTTCTGCCTCCAGGCTGATGATTGGCGCCGATACCTTTGGCTTGGATTCATCTACAACGGCGATCGAGCGCGCGCTGATGCCTCTATCTGTGGCCTTATGTGCAACTGCGAACATTATCTACTCCATCGATTCCAATCGGCGGCGACGCATGAATGGTGGCGGGCTAGCCTCCATCGCCGCGCGAGCCCTGTTGCCGGCAAGGCGCCAATCGCGCTCCGTTTGATCGCTGTTGGCGAGAAGTTCTACCGGCACCGGAACTCCCCACTTCTCTGCCAGTAGGAGCATCGCGCCAAAACCATCGCGGTTTGCTGCGTCTAGTTCCTCCATCAACCCGCATTCCTGAGCGTGTTGCCACATTGGCATCTTGAGCCGCATGCGCTCACGTTCGCCGGCAACCCAGCTATGCTCGGGCTTGGAAAGCTTCGGCTGGTAGGCGCGACCGGGAACGACTG